TTATTTATAGGAACCCCTTGTTACGGTGGTATGATTACGGCAGATTATTTTAAAAGTTGTATGCAACTTGTAGCTTTAGCTGCAAGTAAAAAAATTGAATTACAATTTGGAACAATTGGTAATGAATCACTTATTACTAGAGCTAGAAATACTTTAGTTCAATTATTCATGGACGGTGATTATACACATTTGCTATTTATTGATTCTGATTTAGCTTTTAATCCTGAAGCTGTTATTAGAATGCTTGAGTATGACAAAGATGTCACTACAGGAATATATCCAAGAAAAACCATAGATTGGATAAAAGTAAAAAAGAGGTTAAAAGAAAAACCGAATATGTCTGAAGATGAGCTTTTAGCATCATCTCTTCAATATAATTTAAATGTTAAAAATCCTAAAAATATTTTGTTAGATAAAGGTTTTATAGAGGTTATGGACGGTCCAACTGGCTTTATGCTCATAAAAAGAGATGTTTTTCTAAAAATGGCAAAGGTTTATCCTGAGTTAAAGTTTGTGCCTGATCAACACATAAATCAATCACATGACACTGAATTTGATTACCACAAAACATCTAATTGGAATTATACTTTTTTTGACACAATGATAGAGCCACAAACAAAAAGGTATTTATCAGAGGACTACGCTTTTTGTCGTTTGTGGCAAAACATAGGAGGTAGAATATATGCGGATATAATGAGTGGTATGACTCATTACGGGAACTACGCTTTTAGAGGTAATGTTGGAACTCAATTCTTGCCTCAAAACAATAAGTAATTTATTATAAAAGCATGCAATTAGTAGATCTTAAATTTAGACCTGGCATTGACAAACAAGATACTGCCTATTCTGCTGGAGATGAGCGTAAATATGTAGATTCTGATTTTGTAAGATTTCACTATGGCAAACCAGAGAGATGGGGTGGATGGGTAAACCTACCAAATCCAAACGTCACTGTCGTTGGGGCTGTCAGAGACACGCACTCATGGATAGGATTAGATGGGACAAGGTATCTAGCATTAGGCACAGATAGAAAACTATATATTTTTTCTGAGGGTAAAGTTTATGATATTACTCCCTTGAGAGAGACACAGGCGCTTACAAATCCTTTTACTACACAAAGTGGACAATCTACTGTAACTGTTGCAGACACTGGACATAATGCTGAAGTTGGTGCTTTTGTTACATTTGACGATGGTTCTTCCTCAAATATTGTTGATGGTATAGATTTTAATAATGAATTTGAAATACTTACTGTGCCAGATGGTAACAGTTTTACAATTAATGCAGGCACAAACGCAACAGGCTCAACCTCTGGTGGAGGTGGATCTGTTACAGCTACTTATCAGATAAATCCTGGCCCTACTTCGTCAACTTACGGATATGGATGGGGCACTGAAACATGGGGTGCGAGCACATGGGATGAACCTAGATCCTCCTCAAATGTTGTAGTTGCTGCAAGAAACTGGTCCCTAGATAATTTTGGAGAAGACTTAATTGCAACTGTTTTGGATGGTGGCACATTTATATGGGACACATCGGGAGGTTTAGCTGCAAGAGCTACGGCTTTGTCAAATGCTCCTACAGCATCAAGATTTAGTTTAGTTTCTACAGACACCAGACATCTTTTGATATTTGGAACAGAAACAACAATAGGAAATGCAGCTACTCAAGATGATTTATTATTTAGATTTTCTGATAGAGAAGATGCAACCGATTACACCCCTGTTGCAACAAATGAAGCAGGTTCCTTAAGAATTACAGACGGATCTAGAATAGTAGGTGCCATAAAATCCACTGGTCAAATATTAGTTTGGACAGACACATCACTACACGGTATTCAGTTTGTTGGAACACCTTTTACATTTGGTTTAAGACAGCTTGGCGCTAACGCAGGGTTAATAGCACAACATGCTGCTATAGAGGTAAATGGTGTTGCATACTGGATGTCTGACAACGCATTTTATTTATTTGATGGTGTTGTTAAAAAAATGCCTTGTTCTGT